AAAGGTCCTAAAGTCGTAAAAACCTTTGAATAATTAAATTAAATTAAATTAAATGATAGTAAAAAATCTGAACTTTGGCGATGAAGCTAGAGACCAGGTATTTAAAGGTATAGAAAAACTCACAAATGCTGTTAGCTCCACATTAGGAGCTAGCGGTAAGTGTGTGATTCTTGAAGATGCTCAAGGTAACCCAATAATAACAAAAGATGGTGTTACAGTTGCTGATTCAATAACCTTATTAAATCCTGTTGAAAATATTGGCGCTAGACTTATAAAAGAAGCAGCGCGTAAAACAGTTAAAGAAGCTGGAGATGGAACAACTACAGCTACAATACTAGCACATGCTATATTAAAAGAAGCTTATACTAAATTAGATAAAACAAATGCTAGATTAATTAAAGAAGGTATTTTATCTGCTGTAGATAAAGTTATAGATTATTTAAATAGTGTTTCAGTTCCAGTAGAAGACAAAATAAAAGAAATTGCTACAATATCAACGAATAATGATAAAAAATTAGGTAGCTTAATTGAAGAAGCATTTACAGCTGTAGGTAAAACTGGCGTTGTAATAATGGAACCATCTTCATTAGGTGAAACAAAAATTGAAATTGTTGAAGGCGTAGAATACGATAAAGGTTTATTAAATCAAAATTTTATAACAAATAAAGAAACATCTACTTGTGAGTTAGATAAACCTCTTGTTTTAATAGTTGATTCTAAAATTGATTCTATAAGACAAATACAAGGAATATTAGAACATGTTATAAAAGCAAATAAGTCTTTATTTATAATAGGACAAGTAGAAGCTCCTGTATTATCTGCTCTTGTAATGAATAAGATAAAAGGTAATATAAAAGTAAACGTTGTTGATCCACCAGCTTTTGGATTAAGACGTAAAGAAATATTAGAAGATTTAGCTCTTTTAACAAATGCTCAAATAATAAATGAAGATTTAGGTGATGATTTAAATTCTATACAAATAGATTATTTAGGAGAGTGTTTAAAGACTACCACAAACAATGATCAAACTATAATTCAAGTAAATGATGTTAATAGTGAAGTAGAAGATATAATTTCTAATATAAAAGAAAAATTAACTACTAAATTAAAACCGCATCAAGTTATAGGCTATGAACAAAGATTAGCTAGATTATCTGCTAAAGTTGCTATAGTTAAAGTTGGTGCTAATTCAGATATTGAATTAAAAGAAAAACAAGATAGAGTAGAAGATGCTATATGTGCTACTAAAGCCGCTATAAAAGAAGGTATTGTTCCAGGTGGTGGAATAGCTTTATTAAACGCTGCTTCACATATTGAAAAAGAAAACATAGGTGAAGAAATTTTATTAAAAGCAATAGAGTATCCATTTAATACAATACTAAATAATGCCGGAATAAAAAATGATATACCAATAGTCAAAGAAGGCATGGGTATAAATGTAGTTACAGGAAATATGGTACACATGATAAGCGAAGGCATAATTGATCCATTATTGGTAACAAAAAGCGCTTTAACTAATGCGGCTTCTGTAGCAACTACTATATTATCTACTGATTGTGTAATTAATAACATTAGAATTGATGAAAGCAGTAGGTAGAAATTTAATTATACAAAAAGTAGAAGAAAATATTACAAAATCTAAAGGTGGTTTGTTATTAAGTAAAAATGACAGAAGTGATATTAGATATATTGAAGCAGTTGTTGTTTCAGTAGGTGAAGAAGTTTTAGGTGTTAAAAAAGACGACAAAATATTTTACGACAGACATGCTGGTCATTTTATTGAATTAAACAATAAAAGCTATCATGTTATTAAAGACAAAGATGTCGTCGTTGTTTTATGAAAAAGCTAGAGGCGTCAGATATTAAAGATCTGAAATTGCTGCAACATTACCGTATAATACGCAAATGGGCTTGTAAAAACAACGACTTAAACGATGCTGATTTAGAGTTATTAATATACTTAGATTGCATTGATTTATTTAGTAAAAAAGATTTTGAAATGGGTAGTTATTCTTATAGTTGGGATAATAGACGCTGGAACAAACTTATACAAAATGATTGGATTGTAGTTTGGAGACATAGAAACAGAACTACACAAAAATATAATATATATAAAATATCATTTAAAGGTAAACAGCTTATAAAAAGAATTTACCGTATAATGCTAGGTGATGAAGATATACCAACTAGTACTAAAAGAAATAAGATAATGAAGGGTAAAACTTACATAGATAAAGTTTTACAAACTTCAATTAAAAATGTAAATAAAAACAGATGAAAAAAAGTCCATTAAATTTCGGAGCATTTCAAATAGCTAGTAGATTGTTCGGTGGAACAAGTAGTTCAGGTGGAGCTAAAAGAAGCGGTTTAGAAAATAGAGTAGGAAGATTAGAGCGTTTGATGGCTGAAATTAGAGGAGACAAAATAGGTGGTGGTACTGATGATAGCATAAAATCTGTTCAAGAAAACATAGTTAATCCACCTTCATCAACAATTCAGGGTAATATACAACCTGGAGCATATAATCAAACTGGTTTTTCAGCAGGAGCTATGGATACAGCTGATCAGGTTTTTAATACACCAGACGAAAGAAACAAAATAATTTAAAACAATAAACATGGGAGAACACATGCATAAAGTAGACCCAGGACATAGAAAAGAAATGGGTAAAAAAGTAGGTATCGTAGGTGAGTCGCATATATGGGACGGACCATTAAACCAAGAAGGTAGACCACATGGTAAGGGTTCTAGCTCTGGTGCATACGGTATGAAATTAAAACAAGCAGCGGTTCCTTTTAATGGATTAGGACCTATAACTCAAAAAGCAAAAGGATAATGGCAGGAATACAATATAACGGCGCAATAAAAGTAATTGCTAATGAAGATATTAATATACCGGAACCAGGAATATTAGTTTTAATAAATGGTGCTGCAGGAGTTACAAGCTATAGTGGAGGTAAAGGATTTCCAGTAGTAACAGGACTTACTCCAACAATGTTAGAACAACTTAAAGCACAAAATATTTCAGGTGGAGATGTTGCTTACTTAACAGATAGCGCAACAGGAAATCAATATATATTACAAGTTGAATATATAGATGGTGATAATCTATTTTTCTCATCAACAGCGGGTTTTCCAGTAGGTGATTTTGTAAACGGTATAGAAATAGAATTTTATAGAGGAAATTATTCACCTACAAATGGAGCAGCATGGGAATATACTGGAGCAGGAAATAGCGAGGGTTATAGCTTATATTGCAGCGAGACAGCAACATTAAAAGTTTTAACTGTTAATAATGATTTAATAGATATTGCTTATCCTGATAAAGAACCTTTAGATTTATTAGTAGTAAAAGTTCTTGAAATAGTAAGTGCAGAGGGATCACCAACAATAACAGCATTAAAAGTACAACAATAAAAAAAATAAAAAATGGCATTTAAATTATCAGATAATTTTGGACCTTTACGTAAAAACTGGATAAAAGGTGCAATTAAAAGACCAGGAGCTTTTAGAAAAAAAGCTGAAGAAGCAGGAATGAGCACTAAAGCATTTGCCGAAAAAGTAATTGCTAATAAAGACGATTATAGCGCTAGAACAGGTAGACAAGCTGAGTTAGCAGAAACTTTAATGGGTATGAATATGAATGAGTCACCAGCAAAAATGCATACCGATAAGCATATGAGAAGACAAGCTGAAAAGAAGGCAAGAAAAACTCAAGGTGATGCTCAGGATATTTATTATGAAATGAAGTCCGATAAAATGGAGAAAGAAAAGAAAAAAGGTTCTCCAGCTAAAAAAGGAGAAACCTACGAAGAGTTTAAAAAAAGAACAGGTAAAACTAGTATGAAAGATTACTTGCGCGAAAATCCTAAAGGTAGTAGAGGTAAGTCCTCTCCTGCTAAAATGAAATCACCAGCTAAAAAAGATGGTAAAAAAGGTGATTTACTTTCAAGAGGAGTACAAAAGTTTAAAGAAGGTAAAGAAAAAATTAAAGAAGAAGTTAAAAAAGTTGTTCCTAAAGCTAAAAAACTTGCTAAAGAAGTTAAAGAAGGTTATAAGAAAACTAAAAAACTAACAGGTACAGGAGGAACTTCTCCAGCTAAATTGAAAAAAGGTTCACCAGCTAAAGGTTATAAAAGTGATGCACAAAGAAAAGCAGTTCACGCTAGCAAAGCAGATGGTGGAAAAGGAGCACCTTCTAAATTAAAGAAAGATTCTCCTGCTGAGGCAAATAAATTTATGGCGGCTTTACAAGCGGCAAAAGATAAAGGCGAAAAAAGTTTTGTAGTTAATGGAAAAAGCTACAATGTAACATCAAAAAAATAAATACAATGGGATATAAAACTGATCCAAGAGCAAGAGCATTAAAATCAGATGAAAGATATGATGCTAAAAAAGCTTACGACAAAAATCTTAGCGGAAAAGCTAGATTACATTATTTAGAAAACGATATACACGATAAAGGTATGTCAATGAAAGCACCTATGGAAATGGGTCATTCACCAGCTGAAATGAAAACAATGGGCTCACCAAATATGTTAAAACAAGGTAGAGTTAAGTTTCCACATCACCACAGAGGTATGTCTATGAAAATGGGATCTCCAGCAAAAGAATCTAGAGAGCTAAAAGATATGCCACTTACTAAAGATATGACAGGTGGAAGAGCAGGTGATTCACCAGCAAAAAAATACGATAGACTAGTATTTGGTGAAAATAAAGGCGATAAATCTAAGACTCACAAAGGTAAAGATTATTCATAAATGCCTTTCAAAATGAAACCTGGTAAACACAACCAGGGTTTTAATGGTTCCCCGTTTAAAGCAAGCGCGGATCAAACCATTAATATAAATAATGCTAAGGCGAAAGCCAAAAGTCGAAGAAGAGGTTTTTTAGACTGGGCTCAAGATGGACTAACAGCTGCTGGCATGATACCTGGAGTTGGGGCTATTCCCGATTTAGTTAATACAGTTGTATCTGCGGGTAGAGCAGGATACGCGGGTATTACAGGTGATAAAGAAGCTGCTAAAGAACATCTTGTAAATTTAGGTTTAAACCTAGCAGCTGCGGTTCCTGTAGCTGGTCAAGCAGCTGGCGCAACTAAACTAGCTAGAAGTGCTAATAAAATTCAAAAAGGAGTAAAAAATATTATTCCTGATCTTGCTGAAGTTAGTGTAAAAGCTGGAAAAGCTCAAAAATACGGGGTTAAGGGTATTAAAGGCACAAAATCAGGAGTGGATCAAGCTAATCAAAATTTTGAAGATAGTTTAATTCGAGGAGATTTTGCTGATACTTACCAACCTGGTGAAAATGAAACAAATAAAACAGCATAATGGCTTTTAAAATAAAACCACCTTATAAAATTAATACAACTCCAATATATGAAAGAGATTTGGAAGAAGGAGTTATGGGTAAAGGTAATAAAAACGGTACTATATTAATAGGTAGTGACGTTCCTTTAGATATGCATGAAGAGGTTATTGAACATGAACAAGTACATGTAGATCAAGTTAAAAGAGGTGATTTAGATTATGATGATGAAAATGTTTATTGGAAAGGTAAAGTATACCCTAGAGCCACAATGAATGAAGGTGCAAAAAATTTACCATGGGAAGCAGAAGCATATAAAAAAGCAAAATAAAATTTAATTAAATGAAAAATAATGAAAATATAGTAACACTTGAGGATTTAATAAAAGAATCAAAAGGCTTAGGAGATACTATACATAAAATAACAACGGCTACTGGCATTAAATCAGTGGTAGATAAAATATCAGAAAAAACTGGTAAGCCATGTGGTTGTAATAAAAGAAGACAAGCTTTAAACAAAATGTTTCCTTATGGCAACAAAAAATAAAAAAAAATTTTCTGAAACTAAAGTAGGTGCTTTTTTATCAAAAGCAGCACCTGGAATTTTAGGTACTGTTGGTGATGTATTACCAGATCAAGGTGTTTTAGGTATGGTTAAAAACTTAATACATAAAGAACCTGATACGGTATTACCACCAGAAGATAAAGAAAAAGCTATAAAGCTTTTAGAAATGGATATGGTAGAAATGCAAGAAGTTTCAAAACGCTGGGACAGCGACATGAAATCAGATTCATGGTTAAGTAAAAATACTAGACCCATGTCTTTAATATTTCTTACCGTTTCTATGATAATTTTAATAATATTAGATAGTTTTCAATGGAACTTTACAGTAGATACTGGCTGGGTAGAACTATTAAAAACTTTGTTAGTCACCGTTTATGTAGCTTATTTTGGCTCACGAGGTGCAGAAAAATTTAAAAGTATAAGTAATAATAAATAAAACAACAATAACACAACAATTATGGCAAGTAAATACATAAAAATTCCTGTTTATCAAATAGCTGTAGCTGTAACCGATCCGGAAGGCTTACCGTCATTTGGTAAAAGTTATAGTAAAATAATTAAAACTCTTAGAATACCTCAAGAAGCTTTAACTAGTACAACTGGATCATTATATTGGGGAGGTGCTAGAGTTCCTGATAATGGAGCTCAAATTACACTCTTTTCAGGAGTAACAAGATTGGTTGACGAGGAGTATACAGCTTTAAAAAATCAATGGCAAAATGCTGATTTTGGTAACGTACCAAGTGCTACGGATAACAATGTCCAAGGTGGTTTATGGATGCAAATACCTTTAAACACTTCAAGAGTTTTATGGGATAATCAAGCTGGAGAATCAGGACCTGCATCAGATAATTCACCTGAAACATATAATAAAACTTTATGGTTAAGAATTTCTCAAGAGGTAATTTCTGAAACTACAAGTGGAAATATGGTGACAATGTATACTTATCCTCAACTTATAGGATTAGGTAAAACTGGAAATCAAGTTTATAGAGTAGATGGGTCAACTGTAACTAATGAAGATCATTACCAATCTAAGTTTAGTTATCATACAATAGCAAATTCACTTCAAGAAAAATTTATAAAAGCTTTAAATTCTAATCCTGGAGCAAATGAAACATTACTAGATTTTGGTAAAACAATTGATGATACAGGAGCTGGATTTTATAGAAATGGTGTTATTCAATACCCAGATAATCCTAATGTAGATGTTAATAAACCAGGTAGATTACTAGTTACATGTGCAATAGTAACTTCAAGAGGAGATGGAGTAAGAGAGCTTAATCCTTTTAGTCCTCAAGTATCTCTTCAACCTTTACCTGTTTTAGGTGAGGTCTTTGGAATTAATCCATCTATTTTTCCAGGTGTAGCAGGTATTGGTCAAGCTGATCCCGGATATGATGAATCATCTATTGATCAAACTTATTTTGTAAATCCTCATCAGTTATATGATGCTATGGGAACAACGTTTTCACAAAAAACTGGTGATACAAACGCACAGCAAGTTATAAAACAGTATTCATGTGATTACTTTTATGCAGAACCAATAGCTGGAAAGAAAAAAGGCCCACTGCCTTAATAGTATTAAAATAGGTTAAAAAATTATTATAAACAGAACATTTAACAATAAAAACAACATGGAATATTTACATTTTAAAGGATATAATTTAACTGTACAAAAAACCAGTAGAAGAAGACCTGACTTAGCCGCTTGTGGTGGTTCTGAGGCAGAATCTTACGCGCATTTTGGTATAGAACAAGTTAGAACCTTACAAATAAAAAAAGAAGATATAGAAAGTATATTTATTTATGAGCCTTATTCACAGTTTGAAAAAACGGTAAGTGCTAAAGGCATAATAGAAACGCAACTAGGTCAAAAATTAAGCTGGAGAGTAGTATGCGCTTTAACAAATGGTGATTATGTAGAATTACAAGTAGTATCAGAAGTACCAGTTAACGCGATATCTGGGAAATATCAAGGAAGCCCAGATAAATCAGATGGACTAGTTTTTTTAGAAACACCCGCAGGATTTAATGCTTTAGCAACTCCTTTTCAAGCTTGGACAACTAAAAACAACTCTGGAGTTGGTATTAACACAATCCCTGAAACTGTAGAAGACGGACCTAACAACCTTATAAACCAAAGATTAATAGGTTTGCCAGGTTTTGAAGGTGAAATGCCAGCTATTGAAGGTAAAGTATATGATTGGTCAGCAGAAGCTATTGCAGCTTATTTTGGAGTTTTTGATAATGGGGAAATAAGCAGTGGTTTTGGTCAAAGCATTCCAGCTGTAGACGTTAAAAGATTAGTTGGAGAATGGTTAGTGGATATGGTGAGCAAATACTTAGTTTCATCTCCAGGAAGACCTGTGACAGAAGTTACATTAGCTGAAGTTCCAGATTTTACATATAATAATGGAAAAGAAACTATAACTTACGGTGGTTTTAAATTAAAATTTGGAGCACTTGGGTGTCCTAGTATTGGATGGCAACAAAATTGTGATGGAGCAACTTTAGATGAAAATTATGCTTTTGCTTATTTACTAGAAGGTTTAAATAATTTACCAGCTGGTCAAAATGGACTTGCTTTAGGTGTTTATTCAGTACCATTTAGATATAGCGCTAATTATGTACCTTTTGGCATTGAAACTCCACCAGTTGCTGAGGGCGAAGGAGCTCCACCAGCAGAATCAATGGCATAACAATTAATACTTTAAAACATGGCACAATATTTAGAATTTGAAGTTGTAAATAATTCACAGCCATCTGTTGAAGGAAAATTTGTTATAGACAAAGATGATATAAAATTTGCTTATGCAGTAGACAACACAACGTATCGATTAGTAATGAATGATACGTTTGGAACAAGCGGCACTAATGTAGATTTATCATTGGACACTACAGTTGATGGAAGTGGAACAGCCCCAACAATTTCTAACAAAACGTTAAATGACAGGTGGGCAAGATTAATGACTGCTAATCCAGGAGGTGTAAAAACAAATGTTGGATTTGGTAGAGATAATAATAATGAACCGATATATATAAGCGGAGGATTATTTGGAATATAATAACACAAGGGGTGTTTTATAACACCCCAAATGTTAAATTAAATTTAATATAATGAGTAAAAAAGCAATAACCAAAGAAGAGTTAGACAATATATTAACTCTGCAAAACACAATAGCGCAACTATTACATAAAATAGGAGTTGCAGAAACAGAAAAACACGCGTTGCTTCATGAGTTAGCGGGTGTAAATCAAGATCAAGGGAAATTAAAAAATGATTTAGAAGATAAATATGGTCCTATAGATATTAATCTAGAAGACGGTAGTTATACTAAACACAAACCTACCAAAGATGAGTAATATAATACGTAAAATTAGTATTGGGTCAGATTACAAAAACGATGCAATGCATTACTCCGTGGGTCAAGAGGTTTATGGAGGTCATATAATTTCTCATATTTTATTTGAGCCTACTGATAATTCTTATAATATACATATTAAGAAAAAAGATGAAGTATTGCCGTGGAAAAAATTTAATTCACAAATGGCAATAGCAGTAGAATACGATCTTGAATATTAATGAAAAGTTTATACGATTTTATTGTACAACCAATAGGTGAAACATATAACAATAAAACAAAAGTAAATGGAAAAGAATTAATTTTAAATAATAAAATTGAGTCTTGGAAGTTTGTAAATAGAAATGCTAAAGTTATTTCTACACCATCAGCATTTAAAACAGACATAAAAATAGGTGACACTGTAGTTGTTCATCAAAATATTTTTAGAAAATTTTATAACATGCAAGGTGAAAAGAAAAATAGTAGAAGTTATTTTAAAGATAATTTATATTTTGTATCATTAGATCAAATATATTTATATAAAAATAATAATAAATGGCATACTTTTGGTGATAGATGTTTTATAAAGCCTATAGAAAATAATGATGTTTTAAAGCATCAAAAAACAACTCCTTATGTTGGTATACTAAAATATACTAATAGTTCATTAAAAGCACGTAATATTGCTTTAAATGATGTAATAGGTTTTAAACCTGGTGCTGAATGGGAGTTTGTTATTGATAACCAACTGCTTTATTGCATGAAATCTAATGATATTGTAATTAAATATGGAAGTAAAGAAAATCAAAAGGAATATAATCCAAGCTGGGCGAATAGCTGTTGATGAGTTAATAAAAGTTGCAAAAGAACCTATTATAGACTTTGGTCCAGACATTTCAGCTGATAGATTAAAAAACGCAGCTGCTACAAAAAAATTAGCTATATTTGATGCTTTTGAAATACTTTCAAAAATTAATGAAGAAGAAAATATTATAGAAGGTAAAGTAGAACAAGAAACTAAAAAACCTAAAGAGTTTAAAGGTTTTGCAGAAGGAAGATCTAAATAATGTATAAGCAAGAGTTATATACTATACTTAAAGATCATGTAAAACCAAAGGTTTTAAAACAGCAAAATAGATATAGTAAGTGGAAATACGGTTATAACAAAGATCACGACATGATTGTTATAAGCAGAACTGGTAAGATAGGTGAAATATATGAAATACAAAATCTAAAAATAGCCTTACCATTAGAAGAAAATACTGTTAAATTTAAATCTAATAAATGGGAATACACTCCACTTCCTAAAGAATTAAGTAGAATAAAAACAATATTTGATTGGGAAGAATACCCATTAGATTTTAAAGAAGAATGGTATGATTACATTGATGAAGAGTTTAATCGCAGAGAGCAGGGTTTTTGGTTTTATAATAAAAACAAGCCTACTTACATTACTGGTACTCATTACATGTACTTGCAGTGGTCTAAGATTGACGTCGGGAAACCAGACTTTAGGGAAGCAAATAGATTATTCTTCATTTTCTGGGAAGCTTGTAAAGCAGATCCACGCTCCTATGGGATGTGTTACCTTAAGAACAGGCGTTCCGGGTTTTCTTTCATGGCCTCAGGAGAGGTGGTTAACTTGGCAACCATATCAAGTGACTCTAGGTATGGTATATTATCCAAGTCTGGACCTGATGCTAAGACCATGTTCACAGATAAGGTGGTACCCATATCGGTTAATTACCCCTTCTTTTTCAAGCCGATACAGGACGGTATGGACAGGCCCAAGACAGAACTCGCCTACCGTGTCCC